GCAGACGTATATGGAATTCACCCAGCTCGACGATCCGACGCAGGTGCTATTTCAGGAGCGGCCCGCGGAACTGCTTGACCCACAACTGCTGTCGTTCGACAGCAAGCGCGGCGTAATGCTTGTGGGCTTCGAGGTAATCAACGGCGGCCGGCACTACCAAGGGTGGTGGGTCCGTTGGTTTCCGGAAATGCCTGACTGGTACCGGGAAATGATGACACCGCGTTAATTAGCCGAGCCCGAACATTGCGCGGATCTCTTCCCCAGCATTCAGGTCGCCGATCTGGTACCTATCGACCAACGACGCGCACTGTTCGGCCACAGCCTGAACGAGCGCCAGGTGGGCATCGGTGATCGGTTCGGGCACACCGGCGTGTTTGGCCCAGGCTTCGACGTCGGCACGGTCAATGGCGGCGAGCTGGGTGAGGTGGTCGAGATCCAATGTTGTCTCCTGCGATGAGCCGCCAGTATGCAGCAAGAGCCGCCCCGGCTCTTCGGGTACGATCGCGACAGGCACAACCAGGGGATGATATGTGCAGCCATTACCAGGCAGCCAAGGCCGTCGCGTTGCTCGAGAAACGTTTTCCAGGGGTCGCATGGCCGGTCGGCGACCTCGGCAGGACGGAAATTTGGCCGAAGTACTCTGGGCTGTTCATCCGCCGGCCACCTGAGCACGATGCCGGCGACGAGGCGGTCCCGGACCTTGAAGGACTGACAGGCCGTTGGGGCCTCGTCTCCGCGCTGACCAAAGCCGCGGGCGCAGCTAAGGCGCTGAAGCTGTCTACCTTCAATGCCCGGTCCGAGACGGCGGCAAAGTCGTTCACGTTTAGCAATGCCTGGCGCAAGGCCCAGCACTGCATCATCCCGGCCGAGGCGTTCTTCGAGCCTGACTGGCGCTCTGGCGAGGCCGTGCCGACACGCTTCACGGCGGCCGACGGCGAACCAATGGGCATCGCCGGGCTGTGGGATCAGTGGCGCGCGCCCAGCGGAGAGATCGTCGAAAGCTACACCATGCTCACAATCAACGCGGACCAGCATGAGCTGCTGCGCGACTACCATCGGCCGACGGACGAAAAGCGGATGATCGTAGTGCTGCCGGCCGGAGCCTATGACGCTTGGTTGTCCGCCACCGCGAGCGACACCATGGATTTTTTGCTGCCCTACCCTGCCGATCGTCTACTCGCTGCACCCGCTGCAAACGCGCGCTCCCAAGACCCAAAAAATTAGTGAATCGTTGGAGAAACAATGGATATCAAAAAAGAGTCGAGCAACGTTACGAAGGTGGCCTACTTGCCACTAGCCTGTTTTCTCGTTTTCGCACTAGCGTATGTAGTGTGGTTCGGGTTCTTTGGCGATACCGAGGGTCGCGCTAACTGGGGTACGTTCGGCGACTATGTTGGCGGCCTACTTAACCCGCTTGTCGGAACGATCACGATTTGGCTGTTGGTGCAGACTCTCATATCGCAACGCGACGCGCTCAGGCTCCAAACGGAGGAATTAAAGGCGCAGCGCAACGAATTGAAGCTTCAACGCGAAGAGACCGCACTGGCAACTGCAGCCATGAAGGCACAAAACGACACGCTCGCTGTTCAAAACCTCGAACAGTCACTGTTCTCTTGGCTCCAGAACTACCGGCAGATGGTTCAAGAAATCGTTTTCATGGGCAGTCTCGGCCGGGACGCGTTAACTCAGATGCACATGCATTTCCGATCTGAAGCCTACCTCGAGGTAGGGCAGACTGATACAGGTGACACTTACCACGTCAGTCCTAACCAGTTCAGTCGATTTTTCGAAGACGAGAGCTTGGCAGCGACCGTCGCACTCGAGGACCTGCTGACCCAATCGATTAGGGATTACAAAGAATGCCGCACTAAAACCAGATCAAGTCTGGACGCGCCATGGCGAACCTTGTATCGGATGATTCGGTGGATCGATAGTTTGACTATTACAACCGAGACAAAGTGGCACTACGTTGCACTGATTCGCGCTCAGCTATCGTGGATAGAACTGGTACATCTGCTTTATAACTGCCTTACGCCCGACGGCGGAAATTTTGCTGTATTAGCCAACAGGTACGCGCTTTTTGACAATTTGGAGCCTGGTGACGACGACGCGCTTAGGGCGCTAGTCAAAGGCCGTCTGACAGGCGGCGTCCTCGGATTCGGTATCCGACACGAGATTGGCGCTCAGTGGCCTATTGCTCCAGAGGCTTTCGATTCTGAGAAAGCAAAATACGCCCTTGACATTGCTGCAACGGTGTAATCGCCGGGCCGACAGAAAGGTATCAGTGGTCGGATTTATCTGACCGCGGCTACGCCGGCCGCCCAGTCCTGCAGCGCTATGAGCCGCTCCTCGAGCTCGAGGGTGTACTGGGATTCGACGGTGTGCTGGGTTGCAACGTCAGAGAGCGCAACCCCGCTGGCCTCACCATCAGTGATGCCGGCGGCTCGGGAAAGCGGCACTCCAGCGTTGGCGGCGTTCCACACGCTGACAAAACCATGGTTGATGCTGCAGCGAGCATCGTCTTCCTTGGTGACATAGACCGGGACCTCCTTTGTGATAGTGGCGCCCTGCTTGTAAATGGTGCGAACGCGGTCGACGTATTGAGTGACGACGCGGGACTCCACCGCTTTCTGCTCGACGACGACGCCCGTCGTGTGCTGGGCAGCTGTCAGCTTTTCAGCATCCCACTTGCCTTGCGTGAGGGCAGCGCCCAGCGTGAAAGCGCCCCATGCAGTGCCGGCCAGCACCAGGCCGACGGCCACCGAGCCTTTCCATCCGAAGCTCATTGCTGCGCCTCCATGCATTGCTTATGCACGCGCTGGCGGTCCGTCCACACGCCGGCGCAACGCTTGTTGCCGGGCGTCGAGCAGTCAAAGCCAGCGGCGAACTTCCAGTCCAGGATGGCGTTGCACGCGCCGACATAATCGCCAGCGTTCAGCCGGCGCACGATGCCGGACGTGCCGCCCGCCCTGCCCCCCGTGCAAAAGTTGAAGGCGCCAATGTTGTAGGCCAGGTCGACGTAAGCGTCGTATTCCGCCTGGTGGAGCGGCACGCGCACGCACTGTTTGATCTGCGCCTCGTCGCCCTCGATGTGGCTGATGGCGAGGCGCGCGGCCGCGACGGGCGTTGTTCGATCGCCCATCTTGACCGGCTTGCCGTCCTCGCCCACCGTGCTCCCGAAGCCCTTGGTCGGCCGGTCGCCTTGCGTCGGGATGATGGCGCGGTCGGTGTAGTCCTCCCGCGTCAGGATCCCGACGAAGGCGACGGCGCTGAGCGCCAGGGTGGCGATCGCCATCCGGCCGCCCTTCTGAGGTGCATTAGCCATCGAGCACCCCCGGCTGCGAAATGACGCGGGACACGCCGGCCGTCAGTGAAAACAGCCCGCCGGCCAGGGCCAGAAGCGGCGTGGTGCCGGTCATGTAGTAGGTGTAGCCAACCTCGGCTGCGGATAGGATCGCGGCCAGCAGGCTGAACTGCACACTGCGCAGCCGCAGCGCGCGCCTCCAGTTTTCTATCAACGTCACTTCGTGACCTCCATCCTGAACGCAATCCAAATGGCATAGGCAATCCAGCCCAACGCCGCCAGACCTCCTGCCTTGCCTGCCTGCAGCAGCGCGTCACGGACCATCTTGTTGCGCAGCTCGCGCCACTCGATGACCGACTCGTGATAGCGCCGGTGCCCTTCCGGGTCCTCGCCTGGGAATCCTTTGCCCAGCTTCTCCACCTGTCGCTGCAAGGCGTCGAACCGCGCGGTGTTCTCGTTGTGTTGATTCTGCCGAGCGCCTTCGGCCTGCTGCAGCACATCAACAAGTTGGTCGATGGCGATCTTCAGGTCGCCATCATTGGACGCAGGTGCTGTTTGACGGCTTGCAACCGGCGGCCTTTGTTGTTGGACAGGCATGCTCATCCTTTGAGTGCGACTGCAACAACGTTCGACCGCACCGCCGACAGCAACCTTTGCGCACCACCCTTGAAAGCCTTTCCAGGCGCTTCTGGAGCAATCGAGAAGGTGTCGCCGACCGCAACGTCCGCGGTGCCGTCTGTCCGCAAAACGTCCGTCAGGAACAGATGGCCTGCACTCTTGACCCGACCGACCTTGCCTGGGTAGATGTCTTCCCATGCGACGCCGGCGTATTCCAGCCGGCTGTCGGCGGCTGTCATCAGCCGCACGCCGAACCCGCTCTCGTGATGTGCGACGACCGAGCCCATGGGGATGCCCACGGCGGAGTTGTTCATGCTGGCCGACTCCTGGTCGAACCACGACGGCCGGTACAGCATGGTCGGGTTGAACAGGTCCGCAACCGCAGCGGATCCCAGAGTCGCGTTGATCTGCGTGAGGATGTCCGCGTTGGACTGGTTCGTGTAGTCCTGGTTAAACGTGTGGGTCACAGTCGCACCGCCGTTGACCTTCACCGTGAGCGTCTTGTTAACACCGGTGCAATTACCGAGACGACTTCCCATCCGAACGCTGATGTCCATCACCGGGTAGCCGCGAGATCCGTTGCCTACGTCGTTCCAGCCATAGACGTACCCACGGATGCCGCCCGCGCCGGGCTTGCTGTAGACAGCCGGGCCCAGGGTGCCATCGCCGAAGAGGACCGGCACCGCCGTTCCGCTTATTTCGATCGACGAGGAATTCGTCGTGTCGGTGCTGGTGATCCGCAGCGCACGCTCCAAACGGTCGACGTGGCGGAAGGCATGCACGCCCGAGTTGCCCGCGCCGGACAGCCGGATCTCGGCGTGGTTGGCGCACTGGTGGGCCAGGTCGCCCGTCGCAATCCAGGGATACGGGTCGTAAACCACATCACCGCTGACCAGGCAGTTGTTGATAACGCCTTCGTCTGGTTGGAAAGAGCCGAGCGGCTGAACATAGATCGCCGAGTAGGTGCCAGGGCCGACGCCTGGAGCCTTGGTGCAGATGACGTAGCAGTCATCGGCCGTCAGCAGCGAAGGACGCTCAAACATGCCGTTGGTGTGCCAGTACAGAGGCGACGTTGGGCTGCGCAGCTCGGTGCGGCGGAAGTGGATCCGCGATCCGCTGGAGTTGCCGCATCCCCACGCGTGCTCGCTGGACCACACGGCATTCGGGTTGCCGCCGTTTGCGGCCTGCCACGCGCGCGCCTCATCGTTGCCCAGGTGTTCGATGTAGCAATTCTCGATTTCTTGGACAAAGTCGCGGATACTGCCGCCGCTGTCCGAATGGACCGGATAGCGGCAATTCTTCCCGAGGATGGTGACGTTGTAGAGGCGCCCCGTGTCGTTGAAATACATGGACTGGTCATACTGCATGTCGACCAGGCCCACGTTGGCGGGCATGATGCCCGCGGCGAAGACGGCCGTCTCGCGGCTAAGACCCCGGATATCCACGAAGCGGCGCATTTGGAAAGAATTGTCCGACGCGCGCTGTACGCCGCCGTGATGAACGATTTCATATCGGCGCGCGGCCGAGGCGTCATCCAACGCGGCCAGCGTGTCGACGAAAGACGGCATCAAGCCGGTGGCCGGGTCCTTGTAAATGTGATGCAGGACAGGCGGCTCACCGCCCGTTGAGGTCTGGCTCGCTTGGTACAACGCGTATCGGAGCGCGAGCGCCTGGTTTTCCGCGCGCAGCGCCGCTTCCCCATCAGGCGAATAGACAATGCGAGCTTCGACGTCGACGACCTCAAGGGTTTCAGTTTGGCCCGACAAAGCCAGGCCGTAGAGGTTGCTCAGGTAGGGACCGATGCCCGTCTCCGAGCCATTTAGCGTGAACTCGACTTCGTACAGGCGGCGCGTGCCACCGCTGGTCACGACGTCGTTTACGACCCGGTGACCGACGTCAACTTGGCCGCTCGGGCCGAACGCGGCGACGACGGCTTGGAACGAACGCGTGTAGGGTACGGAAAGGCGCAGGCGGAAGCTCAGGCGCATGACACGACCAGCGAGACTCAAGCCGCCCGTGGTGCCCCAGTTGAGGACGTATTGGAGCAGCGTGGGCGCACCTACCGATGCGGGCTGGATAGACCAACCATGCACCTTCTTTCCCGCGACGATCAGTTGGCTGTCGCTGTTGAAGAACTGGGGCATGAACTGCCCGTAAGCCTTCAGGGATCCCACCGACGGCGCAGCCTTAGCCTCCAGCGCCGCCATGTTGCGACGGTCGCGAAGGAAGGTTGTCAGGGCCTCACCGCCCAGGGACGCGGGGTCGGTGGAGTCATCAAGGAAGGTGTACTGGGCAGCGCGCATGATGAAACGCGACTCGCTTGACACTGTGTCGAAGGCACGCTCGAAGAAGGGACGAAGCTCATCTTCGTCGCCGACCACCTTGTAGGTGCCCTCCATGTAGACCCAGCCCGGCGCAACAACCGCGTAGTGCGAGAGATTGACGCCCGTCAGTCGGTTTTGCGACAGGCCGTTGAACATGACCTGGATGACAAGGCCGACTTCCCGCTGGTAGTTGGGGGACGTTTCGAACAGATAGGCCATGCGGACATGGCGGCCCTTGTATCTGAGGTCCGATTTGAACTCGGGCACGAAGCTTTGAATTTGAAAGTACGTAGCGTTGCCCGTGAAGCCGGCGGGCACCACCCAGCCATCGATACGGCCGTCAGCATCGCGATGGAACTTGCCGCCGTTTGCCTCCACGCCACCGCGAAAGCCCTCGCCCATCGCGTCGGAGTAGCCGAGTCGCAGATTGCGCTTGGTCCGCTGCACCGCGAAGTGCTGCTGCATGCGCAGGTTTTTTTCATAGGCCGACAGGCCTGGATCGTCCCGCAAAAACTCGATCTCGAGCCGGTTGATCCGCACGGTCTGCGGCGCTTCCTCAACAACGGGGCCGCCGACGATCTGGACGTAGGGGCGCAGATACGTCTCGTCGCCCACCAGGGTCATGATGCCTTCCTGCACGACCTGGTTGTTCTCATTGACCGTCGACGAGCCCTCAGTCAACGGCAGGTCGCGCGACGCATTGCCGTCACCGTAGTAAGTCTGGCCGACGATGGCCATTGCCCGGTTAAACCCGGCCGAGACGTCCATCACCGCTCGCACACGGACACGCTCGCCTGCCAGCGGCCACGGTTGGGCGCCAAGCTCAAAGCTGTGAAGGATGTAGCTCGGCTGCCCGGTCGCGCCGGGCGGAACGCTCATGCCGACAGTCCGGGTGCCGTCGAGAATCGGCGTAACGCCGTTGAACATCTGCGCTACCTGCTCGGCATCGTAACGAGGGCGCATCGCCATGATGCGGCGGCGCCGGCCGCCCTCCAGGGCGTCGGCATATGCCGTACGGATGGTCGCGTCAGCGTCGGAAGACGCGCCGGGTACCCCCACAACGCGATACGAAATCGAGGTCAGCTCAAAGGAATAGGCCTTCGAACCGTTGGTGCCCTGCAGTTGCAGCGTCGGTCCCACGGCGTTGTACTGAGCCAGCCAGTCCTGCTCGACCTCCAGAATCACCTGCCCCCCGACTTGGCGGAAGGAGATGAGGCTGCCCGTGTTGTTCCCGATGTTGCCGCCCGAGAAGAGCTGCATGTAGGTGCCGGTGATTGGGATCTCTGCAAGGAAACCCGTCGTTGCAGCGTATACCGCCTGGATGCGGATCCGCTTCCCATCCAAGCGCGCGGACTCGTCGCGGTCAAAGTGAATCATCGAGGTGGCGTACGTCGCGGCGCCGGTCCGGCCCGCCGGTACCGTAAAGCCGCGCTGCTTGCCGTCCCGGATAATCAAGGTGGCCCCTTCGAAGACCTGCCCGTCAGTGCGCGAGCGGTCGATCTGCTCGCCCGAGGTGAGCATGATGTCGTTCACCAATTGCAGAGTCGGTGCCGACTTGCCGGTGAAAACTGCGGCGCCCGCATCGTTCAAATACAGATCCACAGCAGCATCCGATGATGCGGACGGAACGCTGAAATAGCGGCCCGGATCGGTGTTTTCCAGGCCTTTCGCCACAGACGGCCACAGGTTGCCAGCGGCCGCCACTGCTTCCGTGCGCGCCACAATGCCAGTGGCCGTGTCGACGAGACTGACCGGATCAAAAAACATCACTTTCGTGATCGGCGGCGCCGTGTATGCGCCCAGCACGAACTGGATGTCGTATGCGCCGTCGGCGGCTGCCATCCCTGCCAGCCCGACAGATGAAGCCCGGAATGGGTTTGGCTTCGGATTGCCATCCTTGTCGAAGATCTGCGCCAAAATCGGTGAGCCGCCCTTGCGAACTGTCACCGTCGCGCCTGGCAGGACTTGGCCTGTCTCGGCGTGAACCGCATAAAACTCTTGATACTGCATACAGCTCTCCGTTAAATCGGCACGAAAGAAAACTGCGCGCTGAAATGCAGCTCGCTGGGATTCTTTGCCCAGGTGTCGTAAGCGGCCACACGGCCGTAATAGGTTGCGCCGGCGGCAAGGCCGGTGATCGTTGCGGTCAGTGCCGGGCCGTCAAATGCGGTCACTCCGGCGCCGGCCGATGGGTCAAAGCCCGATGTGTTGGAATAGACGAGCAAGTACCCAGCGCGGTCGACTTCTGGGCTTTGTGGCCAGGCCACGACGGCGCCGCCCGAGGCGGGAGTGACGGCGATGCCGACGACGGGCGCCGGCGCTGTGTTGTGGACGTCGAGCGTGGTGGGCGCAGAATCGCCAGCCGGGTTTGTTGCCACGACTTCGACTGTGTAGTCGCGCCGCACCACGCCGTCCGCCTCGGCGTCTTCAAGCTGATAGGTGTAGGCTGTAGCCGTGGTCTCGACTGAACGAACCACCGTGCCACCTGCCTTGACGCGGACCTTGCTCCGCTCGCCTCGAGCACCGGCGGCCCAGCTCACCGTGAAATAGGTCCCTTCGAACGGTCCGACCAGTTCGAGGGCACCGGCCGCCTCTGGCGCGGCGCGCGCGGGCGACAGGATGACCTCATAGGCCGGCAACGCATCCAGGCTCTGCATAGCCTTGCGAAACACGTTGAAGCTCGCGAACTTGACGAAGATCGTGCTGCCCAGCTGTCCTGGCGCGAAGTCGTACTTGAACAGGGAGGCGTCCAGCCGCACGAAGGGCGCACCTGGTGCGTGCGCGGCGATCGGGCTGCCATAGAGGCCGCGGCGCAAAACTCCACCGAGCGTGTAGCGGCTTGGCCCGGTCAGCGTAGCGTCGCGATAGGCGATCAACTCGCCGCCGACCCAGCACAGCGTGATTGCCGCATCGACGTCGGATTGCGTCGCGCCCTGGAGCACGCCCGCCGAGACGGTCAGATTGACGCCCAGGCTGTTTGCGAAGTCGGGGTCTACAGCTGCCGGCAGGGCCGTGGTTGTGACGCCGTAGCGGGCACGGCCAGTCACAGTGCCGATTCGCTGATACGTGTCTCCATCCTGGCTTGCCCATACCTCGCAGCCGCCCCAATGCGGACTCGACCCTGCCACTGCCAGCCAGATCTGCAGGCGTCCATCCAGAAGCGAGTCGGGCGGGTTGAACATCACAGGCGGCGACACGCTGCCCGGCGACACGTTGAAGTTGACGCCGACGCCCTGCCCTGGCTGTACCGGGTACTGGGCCGCGCCTGCAGCGCCGACGTGAACCTCTTCAAAGGTCACGGTCAACAACCCGCCGTCGTCTTCGTCAATATCGGTGACGCGCGCCAGCTGGCGATCGAGGCCGAGCTCTTCCTCCGTCAGCGTGACCAGGTCCATGGGCTCGAGCCCGACGAACGACCAAGGCAAGCGACCGGTGTAGGTGTTGATGTTGCCGAGCCCACGCTGCAGGCGCAGCTGCGCCAAGGTCCGGGCAATCGATGGCTCGCAGATGCAGGCCAGTTTGACCGGATCTTCCTTGCGCTTGCCGAACTGCTCGATGTGAGCCTGGTCAGGTGCCGGCATCGTCTCCGGGTTGTACTGATTCTGCCGATTGTTGAACTCGACCTGGGCAACGTTGTAAACGTCTTTCGGGTCCTTGCGGCTCAGGCGCAGGCGCTCTTCAAATTCATCCGGTCCGAGGTCGTATAGCGGTGTCAGGTCCGGCACGTAGGCCACGCCGTTGCCCGTCACTTGCTGGTCGGCATACGGGACGAACCGCAGCCGGCCGGCGCTGACGACGATTTCAGAATTGGATGCGTTCGCGATCTCGGTCAGAAACTCGGCGCCAGGCCGCTGCTCTGTGAGCACAGGCGAGAGCAGCAGGTTTTGCGCGAGGCAATACGCCCGGTAGTCGGCCATGTTGCCGAGCCAGTCGGGTTGCCATCCCGGCACGCCCGCGACGGGATGGTTCAGGAAGTCATCGACGATGTCCGCCGGATTGGCGTCGGGCAGGCCAGGCACGCGCACCAGGCTTTGCACTTCGAACGTATGGTTCTGCAAGCCCGCGCTGTCGTTCAGCTGGTAACCGGCAGCGTAGACGTAGGCAAGGCCCGAATAGCCAAGCGCTTCGGCCTCGTGGTTGGTCAGCAAATAGCCCCAGGACGCCTGTCCCAAATAGCCAGGCGCGAAGCTCAGGCCGGCCTGCTCGAGCGCAGTCCCATCGGTTTCCGAATCGCTGAAGACCGACTTGTCGCGATAAACAGCGGTGACGCCCGCTACGGGCCCAGCGCACAGCGCGATCATCACCGCAGCCTGATAGGTCCAGGTCGTGTTGGTCTGCGTCATCTCGCCGCCCTTACCGCCGGCGCTCTCCGAGCTGGTGTGCTCGATGGCTTCAAAATCCCTGTACTCGACCAGGTTGCCGCCGAACCGGGCTGTACCCCAGCAGCGCGCGACGGCAACGCCAAGCAGCGATTTCTGAATGGCAAAGCCGCCGATGCGCGGCTGGACGGTAGAGGTCGAGGAGCTACCGCCCATTGCGTGCCCACCAGCTGTAGTAAACGCAGGGCCGCGCGGCCAGGTGCTGCTCGGTCATGCTGGCCAATTCGACCGGCCTGTTGCGGTAGGCGTGAATCACCTGACCCGGCGCCACCACGATCGCGCCATGCGAGAAAGTGCGGCCGAATTTCCAGACGGCGATATCGCCAGCCTGGGGCACGTCGACCCGGCCGCAGTACTGCTCGACCTGCTGCAGATAGCGCTCGGCATTCCGATGCAGATGCCAGTCCGGCACATATTCCGGATCGAGATGCGGGATAAGGCCAACTGACTCGTACACCTCGGCCAGCAGCATGGCGCAATCGACGCCTACGCCCCGAATGCGGCCCAGGTGATGGTATGGGGTGCGCAGCCACGAACGCGCCTCCAGGACGATCGCTGCACGGATCTTCGCTTCAGAGGCGTGGGCGGCCAGGTCGAACAGAGGCGCGCTCATACCGCCGTCTCCGCGATCGGGATGTAAGGCTGGCCGCGGAACCGGTTGCGGCCGCTGCCTACGTTGTTGTCGAACTTGTTCTCGCACGTCGTTGGCAGGCGATCACAGCCGGGCCACGCAACGAACTCCGTCCCCGCCGAAGGCACAGCAGGCAAAGGCAATGCGAGCGTGATGTTGCCGCCTTCGTCGAATGTCTTGATCGTGCGCGTCACACCGCCGATTCGGATCGGGCCGAGGGCAAAGTAGCCGGCAGGCGCCACCAGATTGGTCGAGAAGGCACGCGCTGTCGGCGTGCCCATGACCATCCCTGCGACGGCCCAGTCCGCCCGGTTCAATCCGCAGGCGTGGTCGTAGACCGTGTTCAGGCAGGTGCGCTGGAAAAGGTCCGCCGGCATCGCGGTGTTGAGCAGGTGCGTGCGACCAACGATGCTCAGTGGGATCTCGTTGGCATCGGCGTCATCGATCTGACCGACATTGCCAACGAACCGCACGATCGTGCCCACGATGGTGCCGCCGCCCATCGGCATGAATGCGCGCTCGAGCATGACCTCGGCGCCGTCCAGGCCGCCGCGCACAATAAATGGAACGAGCGCGCGACCGGCGATCCGGACGGTTTCGTCCTGGGTCAGCGTGACGCTCAGCGTGTCGGTCTGAATGCCGCGCGTGAGCTTGATCCCGCCGCGTGAGATGGACGGCCCGTCGGCGCGAAACAGCCGGCCGTCCGGCGTATTCATGTTGCGGTCCGCGTCCGTCCAGCGCACGACGGTGCCGTCGGTCAGCACGAACGTATACAGATCGGCCATGGTGCTGGCTCGGTTGGCACCCAAGAAAGCACGTAGCTCCGGCGTCATCTCGATCATTTCAGACTCTCGAATTCAATCTGCGCGCTCCAGTGACGTCGGAACATCTGAGCTGCAGCGAGGGTGTCGGTGGTGAACGCGCACCGAAAGAGGTAACTGCCCGTCCAGGACAGCAGCGCGCCCGGTGGCGGCGCCGCTGCGAAGGTCACGACAGCAAAAGCGTCGACGGTCAATGCAGTCGTCGGCACGCCGCCGACCGCGATCGCCGGAGCGCCGTTCAACGCGAGCACAGGCTCCACCCAATCGAACAGCGAGCGGGTTAGCTGGAATACCGTTGTCAGCCCATCCCCGATGCCAAACACCTCGTTCTCGACAGCGTTGTCGTCACGATCCAAAAACAGGAACTGGCCGGCGGCGCCGCGGCGGGAATTAAAGAACGCCCACAGTTGGCCGAGCTCGTCCCGGCCCGCGTTCCGACGCAGGAACTCATAGGGCAACGACCATTTCCAGACAGGGAACGTCCAGTTGGACGACGTCCAGCGGCGACCGCTGCGGCTGCGAAAGGTATCGGTGCTCCAGACGGCCTGCTTGCTGTCCAGGAAGCTCTGGCCGAGGAACACCTGCAGCACGTCAGGATTGCCTGTGCCGTCAGGACCGGTGATGTGCCGGCGGATAGGAAGATAGGGCGCGACCATCAGCTCACCTTCCCGTTACCGCGCGTGTACAGCTTCAATGCACCGGCGACGGCCGCAGGATTGCGACGCAACATGCGCTCGAAGCTTGCCGCGTCCACGGCATGGATGTGATACGTGTTTTGCTCGACAGCTTGGGCCGGCTCGCCCCTGCCACCGCTGCGACCGCCTGCAGCCATATCGCGCACGGCATTGGCCTGGGCCTTGGGCAGCACCATTTCTTCCTCGTGCAGCTGCACGATCGGATTCACGCCCGACGGGATGTCGAAGCCGCCCTCGGCCGAAAAGATGCTTGCACCGAAGCCAATAACCGCCGCCAGCGCGCCAGCCGCTACAGCGGGTGCGAGGAAGGGGCCGACGTAAGGGATGGCCGCGATCGCCGCATAGGCGCCCGCGGCCGCCTCGTACGCGCTCGTTGCGATGTTGGTCAGGGCCGTTGTGCCCTTGATCGATGTGGACGTCGCCGCCGCCGTGGCCTCGATGCCGGTCCGAGTCACCGCGCCGGTGGCCGTAGCCGCCGTCTCGGCGGTCTCGCCAGCCATCCACGCCGAGATGCGCTTCGCCACAAAGCCAGAGAATGCCTGGCTGACCACTGACAGACCCTGCGTAGCCAGCTGCTGCCAGCGCATCTGCCCGGCCAGCAGGGACTGCAGCATGTTCTCGCCACCGGTTCGCATATCGGACCAAAGGCCAGTCCAGCTGCCACGCTGCGCAATGACGGTCTGGCTGTTGATTTGCGACTTGCGAGACTCGTGCTGAATGGTCAGCGTCTCGATTTGCGCCTGGGCCTGAGCAATGGCGACCGGATCGGAAGTCGGATCGCCCTGCAGCAGCTGCAGCCGGCGCTCGAGCGCCGCCCGTTGGATCTCATACTTGCGATCCTCGAAACTCTTTGTCTGCTCGAGCAGCCGCACCTGGGTGCTGTTGCCCAGGTCCACTTCCAGCTGGGCGAGGCGCTCCTGCTCTTCCAAGGCCGCCAAGGCCCGCTCGTCGCGCGTGGCCTCGCGGATCTCGTCGATGCGCTCCTGCTGCTCGGCGCCCTGCTTCTGCAAGTCGGCAATTCGGTTGGCCGCGGCGGCCGCTTCCTTGGACTCGGCGCCGTAGCGCTTGACGATCAGCGCCTGCTCTTCAGTCGCCAGGCGAACCCGTTCATTGAAGTTGAACTTGTTCTGTTCGGCGACAAACTGCAGCTGCTGCACTTCCTTGGCGTACGCGTCTTCCTTGATGGCCCGCTCGATCTCCAGAGCGCGTTTTTCCACGGAAAGCCGCTCATTGGAACCAGCAGCCGCCAATTTCAGCTTGGACGCCCAGAACGCCTTTTCCTGCTGCAGGCTGACCGGCTGCGTGACCTTCATGGCCGCGAGCTCGTTTTCCCACTGCGATGTGCGATTGAGCTCAGGCCCCTTTTTGTCGTTCTCCAGGTCGGTGATCTTGATCGTCGGCTTGCGCGGCGTAGCGCCCACGGCGCCCCACACGGCCGCCGCCTTGTCGTCCTCTTCCTGGTTTTGCGGCGCTTCCTGTTTGCCCAGCCGAATCTCGGCCATGCGCAGCTTCTGCGTGGCCTCTTCGATCTGCGACTCAATGCGACCCGTGGCGAAGCCGCGCTCCTGGTGCAACTTCAAGCTGGCGTTGAGGCCGTCGATCTGCTTGCGGTACCGCAGCACAGACTGCAGCGGCGAATCGAACGGGTTCATCGTGCCAAACGTCGTGATGGCACCCCACCAGGACCCGGCGAGCTTTCGGCCCGCCAGGAGCTCTTCCGTCACGTCGCGCAGGGTTGGCAGCAGATCCGCCGCGATCTGACGCGCGACGCCGCGCGCGGCCTCGCCCATCCTGGTCAGGTTGTCATTGAAGTCACCAGCGGCGGCGGCGGTGTTGTTCTCGATCTCCAGGCCGAGATCGCGCGCCTCTTGCCGGAGCGACGCAATGCCTTCACGGCCTCTATTCAGGAACGGGATCATGTCCGCGCCCGACTTGCCGAATAGCCGCATAGCTACGGCAGACTTGACCGCGCCGTCGTCGACCTGCGACAGGCGGTCTGCCACATCAAGCAGGACCTCGTCGGAGCGCCGCAAGGTGCCGTCTTCGTTTTTGATGCTGACGCCCAACGCTTTGAACGTCGACGCCGACTCTTTGCCGCCGGTGGCCGCATCGACCATCGTCTTGTTCAGCTTCACAAGGGCGCCGCTCATATCTTCGACGCCCATGCCTTCGATCTTCATGGCGTACGCCAGCGTGGAGAGCTCTTTGGCCGTGCTGCCAGCTTTCTGCGCAGTGTCGTCCAACGAGCCAGCGAACTCGATCTGCGACTTGATCGCACCAACGAAGGCTCCGACGCCCATCACGCCCGCCAGGGAACCCAGCGTTGCCTTAAGCGCCAAGCCGCGGTCCCGCACGTCGGTGATGGATGCACCGGCCTTGCGGAACGCCGAGACAAACGCCGTGGGGTTTGCCGTCAGGAAGTAATTAATGACCTTGTCGGCCATGGCGCCTGTGCCCTTAAGTAATCAGTCGCTCGAGCTCGTCGAACTCGTCGTCTATATCTTCGTCGTCTTGAACCCCAGAGCCCGGTGCCGCCAGCTCGAAGTCCGTGTCTGCTGCACTAATTTGCAGCTGCTGCCGCACATACACCGGCATCGGCGGGTACATGGACCACTCGCGCAACAGCGCGTTGACTTGGTCCATGCCCAACGCCTCTACGTCGGCCCATGCCCAACCGGTGAAGTTGACGATTCGTGCAATGAGGGCGTCCCAATCGAACCGGTGGATTGGGACGCCGCGGCGTTTCCCTCGTCGGCCGAGGGAGGAGTCGCAGACAGGGCCAGGACCCGGTTGACGCCGTCCATGTCGAACAGATCGTCAAACTCGTCGCGCGCAAGATCCGGGTAGTTGCGCCGCAGGACCTCGAAAGCCGCATCGGTGAACAGGTCGTCCAGCTTGGTGCCGGCTTCGCTCAAGTCGCCGGATGTACCGGCCGCCAGGTCCTGCATCAGCTTGGCGGCGGGCCCGCGATACAGCTTGTTGATACGGATGCTGGACATGGGGACGCTGAACGTGCGCGGCCCCATCACCAGCGGCTTACCGGGGAATGGGGTCGGCATATCAGGCGCCTCGCACGAACTGGAGGATGTGGCCGACGTTGGGCGTGGTCACGGTGAACTCAGACGCGGGCATCATGTAGTCGTTCTGCTTGAACGACAGGTCGAGCGAGCTCATGATGCAGGCCGGCGCGATCATGCCGAACTGCTTGCCGGTGCGCGATTTTTTCCAGAAGCGGCCTTCAAATGCGACGGTGTCGCCGGCTTCGCGGTTGGTCAGCGACACGGTGGAGCCGGTCGCCGAGCGCTTGATGTAGCTGAAGAAAAACCGCGTGCCGTCGTTCACGACAGCATTGAAGGTGTATTCGCCCGTGCTGCTGACGGCGTATTGACCCTCAGCAGGAGCGGCCGCTACGCGGATCAGGTCGACCCCAGCAGCGGTCTTTACGCCCAGGTCTTTGTCGAAGTCGGCGCCACCTGCAACGGTGTAGGCGTCGCCAGCGGTCTCGCCCGCCTCGTCCCGCACGAGCACAAGCGAGCCAACGGTTGCCACTTCGTTGAAAAACACAGCGTTGATCGCGAGCATGTCGAACTCGCCAGACGTGAACTTGCCTGTGATCGACTTGGTACCCGTCGCTGCATCGACCGAGAACTGTCCCGATCCGAACAGCTCTTTGACGTCCGCCTTGAAGTTGAACGAAATGTCCTGCAGCGTTGCCACTTGGCGAGGCACGCCATCGGCGCCCGTGGTAAAGAATTCGCCGACGTGAAATTGAATGTTGTCTTTGCTGGCCATGGTGTCTTTGCCTGTTACTGGAGGGTGAGTGCATCGCACTCGAAGGTGACCTGATAGCGGACAGTCAGCTCGCCGAGCGGCACATCTGCATGCACCTTTTCGAATGACTGCGTGCGCCGAACGATTGTTTGCACTTGCCCGTCGGCGTCCTGCAGGAGGCCGAAGATTCGCGGATGGGCAACCGCCAGCAACTCGTCGACGGCCAACCTGGGATCCGATGCCCGTGCCTTGATGACCACCAAGACCGACATGCTCTCGCTGGTGAACGACCCGACCTCGCGCGACTCGCTGCCGTCGTCCTCGATGAGGATGGCCGCCTGCACAGAGGCAGACAGGTCGATCACTCGCTCGATATGCACGTTCGCGCCCACGCCGGGCATTCCAATCAGCGCATCGCGGAACGCCAGCAGCACGCCGTATTGCGCAGTGGTGGTCATACGGTGACCTTTTCGAGAACCAGGGTGCTCATCCCGGTGCCGTCGGGCTGAACGTTGCGAACGACGTACACAACGCCCATCACAACAACCGACGTCAGGTCCGGGCTCACCGAAACCAGATCCGTTTGAAGCGTCACCGTCGGCTGCGTGGAAGCCATGGCCACCGGGTCCAAGTACGGGCGGTCGAAAATGCCGGTCACCAGCACGCCGTCCACCAGCATTTCCATACCGAATTCGGCGTCATTGAAGAAAGCCGCCATGTCTTCCACGAATGCCATCAGTCCGCCGCTCCGCCGTTGGCCTGGGAAGTGCTGTTGCCGGCGTCATCGCTGCCGCCGGTGCTGTCGCCGTTGCCGGCTGCGGCTTTGGCAGCCGCTGCAATGCGCGCCTGCTCCTGCGCTTCGGCGGCCGCAGCGACACGCGCCTGTTCCTGCGCCTCGGCGCTAGGAACCGCACGCTTGCTGTCGACCGGCTCCAGGCTTTCCGCATGGTCTTTGGGGAGAACGCTTGGCGAATAGACGATCTCGCCGGCCTTGAACTCAACGCGGCTTTTGACCACATACGTGTTCTTCCCCTTCTTTTCCAGCGCGTGCGCGCGGATCGCTGCTTGCGATGGCTCCAGCCCGAGCACGACGCCCGGGTGAAACGACATCGCCTGCAGCACGAGATACTTTTTCATAGTGGTCTCCCCTGAGCCGATGCGTGCGCTTAGACCAGCTTCGCCAGGACGGCGCGCTGCCAGTAGCCGTATCCGACGTTGCGGATCGCCTTGACGCCGTACTCGTGCTTGTCTTCCTTGAACTCAAGTTCCGAGCCCTCGGCAATCGCGGCCATGGTCACTTTTTCCTCTTCCTGACGGATGAGCGCCCGCGTCTCGCCGTCGGTGCGGAACACAGCGAACTTGTCAGCCCAATTCAGACGGGCGTTGACCGTGAGGCTGGTCGCAAAACCGCCGATTTGGCCTAGGGTGATGATCCCGTTGCTACGCGACGTCGACGAGTCGACGATGATCTGCGAGCCCAGGGCCGCAGCTGCGACGGACATGAACTTGACCGGCACCATGACCTGGAACTGGCGGGCGTTCTCGTTGGCCGGCTCCCCGGTGTCGTCCTTCAGGCCGACGATCTGCTCGATCGCGCGAAGGATCGCGGTTTCCATCTCCCCCGCACTGGGCGCGGCCGGGGTTGTTACATCCACGGAGACGATGTTCGATTGCTGACCGCTGTCGCCTTCCTGGTGGTCGGTGTCGAAGAAGTACTGGCCGTCATAGCAGACGCTGCTTTCACCCTTCAGGATCAGCTCGCTGAGCAGCTTGGCCCAGTGCGAGTTGGTCCGCTGCGCCAATTCACGAACACGCAGCATCACTTGCCCGGTCTTGTCGCGGCGGATCTCGTCGACTAGCACTTCGAGAGTGGCTTCGAACTTCTTGTTGCGGATGGTCAGGCCACCCTCGCGCAGGCCTTTGGCCTGGCGACCGCCGATCCACTCGCGCATGACGGGCGACATGCCAAGCCATGCGTAGGTTTCGGATTCCTGATTCGACTCGAAGTAGTTCGACAACGAGTCGATCCAGGAGCTGCCGAGGTCCTGCTGCAGCGTGTTGTAGTACTCGCCGATGATCGCTCGGCTGGAAAGTGACTTGGCACCCATGGTTGCTTGTCCTTGATGGTGTGAAGGGTGAACGTCGCTTAGACGTCGCCGGCGGCGCGCGCCGCGGTTTCGGCAGCGAGGCTGACGTCGAATGCAACAACCGCCACGCCCGGGGCGACCCAGCGCGACAGGCGGCCGATGGGAGAATTGCCTACCGCCGTCAGCGTGAACGTGTCGTCGTCGGACGCGTAGACCACCGGCTGGTCGTTGGCAGTGATTGCGGCGGCACCTGCAACGGGCAGTTGCACCTGACCGTAACGGCGCGTGCGAACGGTGATCTCGCCGGCGGTGCCGGTAGAGTTGTCCACCATCGACTCGGCAAATCCGAGGAACACGTCGCCAGCGACGAGTGGCCGGGCAAAGCCCGCGCCGTTCTCGCCTACTGCGGCGCCTTCAAAAATGATGTCGTTGGCGACGACCGGGTATTCCTGGATCGAGCCGAGCTCGTAAGGGCGAACAGCGTTCGCTGCGAGGGTAGGCATGTGGTGACTCCTGACTGTTTCGGGAAGCGCTTAGCCGCGCTTGAAGGTGCGGGCGCGGCCCGTTTCGGTGGCTTCCATGTACGCCTGGTAGGCGCCAAGGCTGGAGAACTCGTTGCGCAGCGAGGCGTCGGCGTCCCAGTTGTGCTTCGCACGCTCTTCGATCGGCGCATCGGCACCCGGGCCGGTTGCGGCAGGCTTGTCGTCCGACGGCGCCACGAACGTGACGGGCTTGGGCGCGTCACTGCGCAGGTTCGCGGCAGCTGCCGTGCGAGCCCCGCGCTCGGCGTTCAGCACCTGCACGGCGGCTTCAGCGCCGCTCGTCTTGCCATCGAACATCAGGCTTGCGATCAGGGCGTCGTGGCCGGGCATGGACTGGGCTTGCACAGCTTGGATCCGCTCGCGTTCGGCGGTTGCGCCCTCGGCGCGGAAGGCTGCTACGGCTTCGGGGAATTCCGCCGCGATTTGCTTGGGGTCCATAAAATTTCCTTGGATTGGGTTGGGCTTGGATGCGGCGGGCTTCGAGGCGCTGGGCGTCCGCTCGCTATTGAGTTGGGTGATCAGCGCCGAAAGGGTTGTGATGCCATCAACCAGGCCGGCGTCGATGGCTTGTCGGCCCACGAACACACGGCCGTCGGCCATGTCCGCGAGCACCTTCTCGATGGCGACGCCACGGTGGTTCGCAACGTCTCCAACGAAAACGGAATACAGCGCGTCCACCCGGTCCTGCAGGGACTGCCGCCCCTCGTCCGTGAGCGGGCCATACTGGCTGTCGATGCGCTTGTATTTGCCCGCAGTCACTTCGGTGGTTTTGCGCCCTCTGGTCTCTTCTTCTTTCGACACGTCGACATGGTTCGCCAGGACACCGATCGAGCCGACCATGGTCGTTTCGTCTTCGATGTAAACCGCATTGGCCGCGGATCCGAACCAGTAACCACCGGAAGCCATGACACCACCAGCGAGGGTGACGATTGGCTTGATTTCCTTGCCAGCCGTCACGGCGCGCGCAAGGGTTTGAACGCCGTCGACTTGCCCGCCGGGCGAGTCAACGTGCAAGATGATGGAATGGACCGACGGGTCACTCAACGCAGCGTTGAGGTCGCGTTCGGCCAGCTGCGTCGAGACGCCACCCGAGATCTGCGAGAACATGTTCATGCGCTTGCTGAGCACGCCGGTGAGCGGCAACACAGCAACGCCGTCGACGACGTAACAGGCGGAGGGTTCGTTGACGACGGGCCGTCCCAGGCGCGCTTCGAGACCAGCAATGTCGATACGATCACCGCGCGAATGCGCGGCGTAGATGCCCTGAATCTCGAGGAGCTTGTCGGGCTGGATGGCCCAAGGTGAAGAGAGAAAATCGAGGAGGTTCATTGGCGGCACCGTGATCGGATAGCCGCCAGACTACGCACAACGTTGTGCCAAAATAAGGCAAAACTGTCACTGCTTAACTAACTCAATCGTTTAGCAAATTGCACAGCTCACCAACACAAGGATCTGCGCGTGGAAAAACGTTATCAAGTGTTCGTCAGTAGCACATACCGGGACTTAGAACTGGAGCGTCAAGAGGTTATGCACGCGCTGCTTGAGTTGGACTGCATTCCTTCGGGCATGGAGCTATTCGGCGCCGCAGACGAATCGCAGTGGGAAGTCATCAAAGGCGTCATCGACGAATGTGACTACTACATTTTGATTTTGGCTGGCAGGTATGGCTCCATCGGTCCAGATGGACTGAGCTACACAGAGATGGAATACCACTATGCAACTTCGATCGGCAAGCCCACGATCGCGTTCTTGCATGACGATATTGGAAGCATCGTTTCTGACAAAAGCGAGCCAACGCCTGAAGGGAGGGAAAAGTTGGCCACGTTGCGGAAGCTTGCGCAACAAAAGACTTGCACTGTATGGCGAACACCAGGAGATCTCGGAGGTGCTGTCAGTCGGAGTCTGGTCAGACTAATTAAAAGAAAGCCTGCCGTCGGATGGGTGAGGGGCGATCAACTGTCGTCTCGTGAGGCCGCTGAGGAATTGCTGGCCTTGAGGCTACAGGTGGAAGATTTGAAGAGTGAACTGGAACGAGTTCGCATATCACCCCCTAAAGGTGCCGAAAAATTTGCCAGCGGTGAGGATCTCGTCGAGCTCACATTTTCCTTTCAGGTCCATAAGATTGACCGATTTGATTTCCAGACCATGGAGTCGTCCTACATAGTTTCTTGGGACGAGATCTTTTCTTGCATCGCTCCGATCATGATGCATGAGGCCTCAGAGGAACAAATGAGCAACTACCTCAATAGACTCACATTTGACGAGAATATTGAAGAGCTTCGTGCAATACCGGAATATGCCAATGCCGAACTGCAAGCGTTTAAGTTAGAAGAGCGTGAGTTCCACACGATCAAGATACAGCTCCGAGCATTGGGGCTCATTACCCCAAGCGTCATTGGTAGGGCGGAGCGAATTAAGCCAGGTTGGTGGTCTCTGACCGCCTACGGCGACGAAGTGATGACAAGGCTTCTCGCTCTACCACGCTACAAGGAGCCAGAACCTATACCGGTGGAAAATTCGAAAGAACCGGCGGGCGATTCTGCCGTCTCGATAGTCTAAGGTCTCACACGGGTGGTGGGTCTGGAATTTCTACTGGTGAAAATGTGGAGACCAACCCGCCCTCCACCATCATGCGTTGCTCACGCACTCGCGTCCGGTATTTCGTCTCCCAATCCACACCGTCGTACAGGATCGACTCTGCCTCGAGCGTCGAGATGCCGAGCGCAACGCGGTCACTCGCTGCCTTAATTTCCTTCTGCGGATCCATCGATCCCGGCCCGTCTCCGATCCACTCGCTTCCCTGCCAAGCCAAGCGCACGGACGGGTCGCTGAAATACCCTGGGCAGTGAATTCGCCCAGCGCCGACCGCCTCATCGAGAAACAGCGCATAGACCGGCTGGCACAGGGTCGTGATCAGCAGATCACGCCGGCGGCGCCAGAGACGCCAGGCCATCAGCATTGCCGCCCGCGCCGCGCTATAGCTTGATTGAAAGCGCATGATGAGCACTTCGTACGGAATCTCGAGCGCCGTCCCGATCTGGGCAATGATGGCTTGCACAAACGGATCAAACTGCGCGTTCGGCCGACCCGGGTTCGCGGACTCGATCGATTCGCCTGGAAGCAGGTTTATGGCCTGGCCGGCTTCGAGCTCACCGCTCCAGCCCTTCGCACGATTGAGGAAGGCGCCCTGCCCCTCGTCATCGAACATCTCGGCAAACGCAGCCGGATCCATCTTGATGAAGACGGAGTACAGACCAGACGTCACGGCAGCCTGTAGCTCGGCGTTGGTGTATGTGCCGATCTGCTTCAGCGGCTCGATCACGGGCGCAAGCATCGGCACGCCACGCACCTGGCCAGGCCGCAGCTGTTCCATCACTGCCAGAACGTTCCGCCGGCCCGTCTGCGCGCCGTAGGCATCGACCTTGTCCCATCCAACAACGCGGCGCAGGTCACCAGGATGGCTTTTGGCGACGTGGTACCGGATCGCCTCCCCCGTCTGCGCATTGATCTCGACACCGCCCACGAGGGTTTCGGTGTCGGGCACGTTGCCTTCGTTGCAGATCCGATCCGCCTCGATGATCTGGAGTGCGAGGTCGTAGCTGCGCCCCGGCCGCTTAATCATGGGGGTGAGCACATGGGCGTCACCGGACTCAAGCGCCGAGCGGAAGGCAAGGCTCTGGATCCCGTAAAAATTGAGGCGCCGCGCTACGTCGCAGTCGACGCTTTCCGCCCAATTTTTGAACTCGCGCATCGTGTGCTTGATCCACTGCTCGGCCTCGGGTTCGGTAAGGCCGAGATACTCGGCATCGATCCGCGGCTTGAGCGACAAACCGGTACCGACGACGTGCGTGACCGACGTGTTGATCGCACCGGTTGCCACCGGCGCATTACGCGCCAGGTCGCGCGACCGGGCTCGAAGCGTCGGCAGGTCCAGGTCGATGTCCGTGGACGGCGAGCCGGTGCCAGGACGCCACCCGGCCAGCGCTGCCCGATCCATCCGAGCACCGGAATAGCCACCGGCAAGCGCGAGCATTCCCCGCGACTGGAGGCGCCGGACGGCCTTCTCCGGCGACACATAAGCGATAGCCTTGTCGAGCATGTTCATCAGTGGCAGCGTTTTCATCACAGCCCCTTGGCGATCATAGTCACGCGGCGGGTACGTCCGTTGGCATTCGCCTCGAGGTTCTTCACCCGAGCATCCCACACCGCGATGCCTTGAGCGATCTCGGCGAGGTTCGCACGCGTCAGTTGGCGTTTCCCCCCGGCAGTCTCGATCGTGTAGCTCTGGCCGGACAGCACCCGTGCTTCCGCTTCCAGGTATTCCAGCAATCGTTGATTCGCAATTTCCAGGGTGATGCCCGCCATACTTCCTCCGTCGTTGACCCGCAAACTAGCTGTTTTCCCGTGCCAACATCAGGCAAAACTGTCACTTGCGTTTGAGCATCCGATAGATGGTCCGCCGTGATATGCCATGGGCTCGCTCAATCTGCGCTATGTCCAGGCCAGCAGCGAAGTCGGCGACGATCTTTTCGCGCACGTGCGGCTGCCTCTTGGCATCCTTTGCGACGAACACTCGCTCACCGCCCCAGGCAACACGAATCTCCGTCTCGATCTTCAAGGCCGCTGCCTCCGTCAGGCCGTGCTCGGCCATCACGCGCTCCAGGATGTCCCGGATCAGATCCTTTTCCATCAGCGGCCGCCCCGCTTCCAGCCGCCCAGGCTGAGCCGGCCGGGCCCGAGCGCCTTGGCAACGACGGCAGGCGCCGCCACTGGCTCGGCTGCTGCGGCCGCCGTATCCGTTGAAACAGGTGCCGCGCCAATGTCCGCAACATCGGCCGGCACGCTGACAATGGCGTGATCTTGACCGTCGTCGGACGCCGCCCGCGCGGGCGGCGACGGCGGCGCCCACAGATCGTTGATGCGGGGTTGCACCTTTTCCTCGAGCGCATCCCACCAGGCGGCCGACTTGCGATTTAACTCGAAGTGATGCTCCAGCCAGACGGCGTATGCCGCCATGTCCAAGGCTTCGACGCGCTTGCGCGTGGCCGTCCAGCGGGTCTGCGTGCCAGAGAGCGTGCGACGCGTTGCGCGAACCTCACCCGTGAACTGCTTGAACCATTCGTCTGACAGCTCGTTTGAAAAATTGATGTAGCCCGGGCCCGGCTTCTGAACGCCCAGGCGAGTAAACAGCAGGTCTTTGGCGAGGTTGGTACCGACGTGCCACAGGATGGTGCCGCCCTTCACTTTCTTGCCCCGCCAGTTGATATCGACGGGCGCCGCGCCGTCCTTGATGTGCTTTTCGCCACTGGGCCGGCCACGAATGGCGAAGATCCGGTGATGCTTGTTTGTGCGCGCCAGGTCGTACACGGCCTGGGTGTGGTGACCGCCCGAGTCGATTGCCGAGCCTTCGATCTTGAGCAGCGTGCCGCACTCGTGCGGGAACGTCGTCTCGGTCAGATACGCCTTCACCTTGTCGCGCACCTCGTCGTCGGACGGGCTGCCGTAAAACACCTGGTGGTCGATGGTCCACATCTGACTGCCACGGCCAAAGCCCCACACGTCGACCTCCACCCGGTTGTCCTGGGTATCACCTGAAGCCAGCAGCAACAGGCAACCGCGCGGCACTGTGCCGAGGCGCAGGGGGACCGCACGCTGCTTGAGCTCGTCGGCCTCAGTCCGCTCAATCTCCCCTTCCCACGTTTCTCCCAACGTGGTGTTGGTAAAGGTCTGCAGCTTGGCGGAGTCGCCCTCCTGGTGTTTCTGCCACGCCTCGAGGAACTCGCGGACGATGTCGCTCCAGGACACCGACGGGCTGTACGCCGTCCATAGCCGGTGGAAGGCGATGTGCTTCGACGGTTCCATCGGGTCGCCGTTGGCGTCACGGATGTTGCCCTGGTGATCTAGCATGCTGCCGTCGTCGCCAAGGTAAAACCCATCCTCCCAACTGGCGAGGTATTCCGCCTGGGTCGACAGGTAGCCGCACTTGCACAGGTGGCGGACGGTGTCCGGATCGTTGTCCCACCACTTCATGCCGTGCGGCAGGTCCTTGCCGCCCCATGTCAGTGGGTGTGCATCGCCGCACCCCTGGCACCGGACCTGATAGACGTACCGCACGTCGGCTTGCTGAACGCGGGCATCGATCAGGCAGAAGCCCTTGAGCTTTGGCGTGGATCCGCACACCATCTTCGGAAACGTCGCACCCTCAACGCGCTTCGCGGCCAGCATGTCCGGCGCGCCTTCCTTTTCGACGTTGCCGTCGAAGCCCGACAGCTCGTCCAGCGCCGCAAAGTCGATCGACAACCGCCGATAGTTTTTCGCGGCCTTGCCACCACGCAGATGCAGGATGGAGCCGAGAAATTTCTTCTGCTGCAGCGTGTTGTCTTTGTGCCGCGCCAGGTATTGCGGGAACACCTCACGCATCACCGGCACATCGCGCAGCATTGTGTCGAGCTCGGTCTTCACGAACTCGTCACGGTCATCGTCGGTCGGCTGCCACAGCCCCTGATTGCGGCGCTTGTGCTCGGCGAAGTAGCCGATCGCTGCGAGCAGGATCTTGGTGTAGCCCACCCGCGCGGACTTCTTCACATCCACCGAGCGGATGTCGTCGTTGCCAATGCACGCCAGGATCGCTCTCTGGAACGGCCACGCCCGCCAGCGCTGCTCGACATAGCTGGACTCGGCGCTCAGGTAGAAGTGCTTTTCCGCCCATTCGTCCAGGCGTAGAGGCTCGGGCACCCCGAACGACTTCACGCCGCGGCCCAGGTGATGGACCAGCGCCTCCTCGCTGAAGTGTGAGGTTTCGGACAGGTCCATCAGTCGCCCACCTCGAGCTCGTGGGACGGCTCGTCGACATCGGCACCGTCGTCGGGATCCTCATCGCGCAGGTCTTCCAGGCTCACCGCGGCAGCCATGTTTCGCGCGCGCGCGATCTCGGTCTGGATCAGGCGGATGGCATCGGCCGACAGCGACGGCACGCGGCGACGCACAGCGCCTGGAATGGCATCGAAGATGGCCGCGCACCGGGCGCCGCAACGCGTCAGCACTTCCTCGATCAGGTGGACCGGCGCCAGCTCTTTTCGCGTCACAGCGTTTTGCATTGCGACCCGGTCGGCCTGCTCTTTCGCAAGACGGGCCCGTTCGCCCGCCAGATCCAGGTCGCCAGCGGCAGCGCGGCCGGCGGCTCTTTCTCGGAGGTTTGCGCAGTAGGAAAGCAACCATTCGCTGCCCGAGTCATCGCGCCCCAGCACGCCGCTCGTGATGAGACCGCTCACGGCCGGCTGGCTGATTCCCACCAGTGCGCCGAAGTCGGCTTGCGAAACTTTCCCTTTTAAATCAATCACATAACCCCCTTAGGATAGTCTCGTGACTAGAGAATTTACGGGGTGCGAATTACCCTTGCGGCCCAAAGTGCCGGAAGGACCCGTGGTTTTGGAGGCTGGTAACTTTTGCCTGCCCATCGACGCACCGATTTGGTGCATCGGCGTACCACGTTTCAAGCGTGGGACAGCGACGAGGGGGACTGGTCGACGGCACGGACGGGTCAGGTTCATGGGCGCCCCACCGCGGCGTCGAGCGCCGTCTTGAAGTTGGATTCGAACCGCTCGGCCGACACGCGCTGCGCAACGCCGTAAAAGTCCAGGCGCTCCTGGTACTGGGCGCGGCGCACGAACAGTACGACCGGCTTCACCGACGTCCCCAGCGTGCCAAAGGACGTGCGCTGCCAGATCCCAGCTGGCAGGTTCTGCTCGCGGCCGTTCATCCAGCTACCGGTACCCACTCGCTGGCCCTTGCCATGCGACACGAAGTAGACGACGCCGCGCGTCCCCTTCTTCACGCTGCCCGCGCCGATTGCGGCCTTGCGACGAGCGGTCATGTTGCCGCTGTATCCGGCCCGCAGGTCCGCCGACTGGAAGTACGACAGCAGCATCCGGATCTGTGATGCAGCCATGTTGCCGAAGCGGTCAATCTGCGCTGCTGCAGCTGGCACAGCACGCCACTCACGGGGCATCAGGCCAGTGGCCTGCAGGGCACGCTCGAAGCGCTTGGCATTGCGGCCACCACCCTCGATGTTCGGGCCGACAAAGCGATTGGCAGGCGTGCCCTTGCCTGCCTCGTCCTTGATCCACACCCGTGCAGTAAGGGCCGCCTTTGTTGCCGGGCGGACGTACAGCGAATTCAACGTGTAAGGCGTCGGCCGGTCCAGCTTGCGTTCCATCTCCTGGCGCTCTGCTGCCTTGACGTCCTGCGCGGTCATGGTCAGGCCGCGCGCTGTTGCGAACGGCACATGCCGGCGCTCGATGTCGCTGAGGCGGCGCGCCTCGGCGTCGATGTTGCTGCGTACGTCGAATTGCATGGCTTACTTTCCCTTGGACCCTGGCTCGCCCAGGACCATGTCGGTTGTGGCGACCCGATCGCCAGGACGGCGAGCGGTGCCCAGCTCGTGCCCTGCCTCTGCCGCGTGGAATGTGGCGTCACCAGCGATGCCACGGCGAATCTGACCGTCGATGTGCTCGCGGCCGAAGGCATCGCGCATGGCGTCAATGAAGGCTGCTGTCTGAGGCATTGCGTTGCGAAGGCTCACTCGTCTACCCCTGCAACGGTTAGGCACTGCGTTGGACGGGCCAAGACCCGCATAAACACTACCTCTGTCCAACCTCCTAACCTGTCTATCCATATTTGATGTTGGGAAATGGAATGAGGGTGTGCGTATGTACTCGTCGCGGGTATGCATACGTATGTGCGGAAAAAACGCTTGGACAGGTTTGGAGGTTGGACAGAGCCAATGTTTATGCGGGTTTGCAGGCGTCCAACCTTCCGCCCAACCTTTGGCGGTTGGACAGAGAAAGCCGAGCCGCGCGAAGACATCAGGCCACTGGAGACCGTGCCAGCGCTATGGACGCGTTCAGATAGGCAGCGGATCATGCTCTGCCCCCTTGGCCTGGCTGTCGCTGGAAGCGAGCCTTTCCGGCCGCGTGTAAAGCCAGGGCCGCAGGTCTCCGTCCGACCCGCGTCGTTTGCCCCAGCCGAGCTTTTTCATGCAGTTGCCGACACGCGTAGCGGCACTGCGCTGACCATCCATGCGATCCGGCGTCATCTTGATTGCGCCGATGAGAATGTCCGCCGTGCTGTACTGGTTGCGCGCCGACTGCACCGTTTCGTTGAGCCACGCGTTGATAAGCTCGATCCATGGATCGCCGATCTCTCGTTGCTCCTGCTCGGGCACGATGAGCCGTATTTCCTCGTCGCGGGTCGGGTATGCACGCTCTCCCGCCCTGACCTCGTGAAGCGCCTGGGCAAAGATCTGCTCGCGGTTCGCGGCCAACCATTCGATATCGACGTTGTGGCAATAGATCGGCCAGAACCGCCGGTTGCCCGTCGGATCTTTGAAGTACTCGTCGTTGTTGGTCGTCCCCGCGAACACGGTCTGGCGAGGGCGCGTGATGTACCGCTTGCCATAAGGCGGTCGATACCGGTCATCCGCCATGCTGACGAACGCCTTGATTCGAGTGGCCTCCGCCCGGTTGAACGCATCGAGCTCGGCGATCTCATAGATCCAAACGCCCGACAGCGCGATGGAGGCGTCCTTGTTGCTGAGGTCCAGTGCGGCATCGGAAAACCAGTCACCGCCCAGCGTCTTGAGCGCGGTGGACTTTCCCTTGCCTTGCTTGCCTTCCAGGATCAGCGCGTAGTCACCCTTGCAGCCTGGGTGCAGGATTCGATTGACGGCCTGCTTGAGCCACAGCGAACCGACGAGCCGCGAGTACGGGGAATCGGTCACGCCGAGCGCATTGGTCAGCCACGTGCCGTTCCGGTCGACGTGGTCCCACTTGAGAGGGGTGAGCCAGTCCCGAACCGGGTGATGCCGATTCCGGTTCGCCACGATGGAGACGCCCTCCCCGATCGTGCCTGTGGACCGGATCAACACGTCGCAGCGCTGGGCCAACATCATGCCCAACTCACGATCATCGTCCTCCGACCACTCCAGGTCGCGGCTTTCCCACGGGGTCTCTCGACACTTCTCGGTGATGCCGGAAAATTCGTTGTACGCGACCAGGCCCTGCAGCTCGGGGTGATCCTCCAGCAACATGGCGATGTTCTCTTTGCAGTCTTCGTACCGCCCGTTGTTTTTCTTAATCAGCCGCACCGTCCAATCCAGCCCCCTTGCGGCAGCCGGTTCAGGGGTAGGCGCGGCCGCGGCAGCGGCAGGCACAGCGGCGATTTTTGTGGTCTCGTCGACAGCGGGCTGCCGCAGGTGAGCGACGATCCAGTCTCGAAGCGCTTCGCCGGTCGGGCCCGCCGCGACCATGTCGGCCACGTCCCAGCCGTCGGGCAGCGAGCCCGGTGGCGGAATGTCGACCATACGGACGTCGACGCCCAGCCCGGCCAAGCGCGCCGCAATCCAATCCATCGTCTTGAGGCCAGGCTGTAGCGCGGCTTCGACGTATGGCCGTTGGTCCTCTGGCTCAGGCCCCTTCACTCGCTTGGAATCGGCATCAGGCCAAAGCACCGCTTTGGTCCATCCGCGCCCGATCACCGAGTCCCAGTCAGCTTTGCTGGCAGCCTTGCCACCACCGGGCCAGGACACAACGTCGAACCACTGGGAAAGCTCACGGCGCGCCACGTCGACGCATTTCTCACCTTCGACGACAAGCCCTGTCTTTACACGACCTGGTGCGTCCGGCGCATAGAGCGGGCGCGGGTCGGGGAAGGACAGCCATCGCCATTGCGATGCACCGGTCTCGGTGTTGTGGCCCCATACGGCTGGGAGTACTTCCTTGCCGCCGTCGCTAGTGATGAACCGGTAAACGACGCCGAGCAGCTGCCCGGCGGCGTTGCGGTACTCCCAAGACATCTCGGGCAGACCGCGCACTGGATGGGCGCGTGGTGCCGGTGGGCTGCCGGCCGGCACGGGCAAGACGGGCTGCCACGGCGTGCGTGGCTTTTTCTCGGCCTTCGGCGCGGCCGGTGAGGAGCCGGCCAGCTGCGTGATGCCGAAGGTGCGCGACAACTCGCGCACCGCGGCGCCTTGATCGTTGTTGTGGAAGATCGCTGCAAACAGCGAAACGAGATCGGACCCCTTGTCGCTGTCGGACGAGAAGTCCATCCAGACGCCTGTCGTCAGGTTGACGGCAAGCGATTGCCCCTCATCGCCGCGCACGCTGCCGCAACGCCACTCAACGCCCTGACGCCGACCGCCGGGAAGCCACTGGGGGACCAGTGTTTCCGCACGATCGAGCGCGGCCGCAGCCACGGCTTTGAAATCATGGATCTGCACGTCAGGCTGCCCGCGTGATCGACACGGGCTTATCGCGCTGGTTGATGGCCTGGATTCCGGCCAGCAGCGTGTGCAATGCAAGCGTAAGGTCTGCGATTCCCGCCTCGACGCGGCGCAGTTCGTTGTCGGTCACACGGCCATCGGCCGTTGTCAGTCCAACTTCGGTGATGAGCTCGCCGAACTCGACGCAAGCCGCGGATGTGCGACGCATGAGATCTTCGTCATGGCCGCTATCGCCGGCTGGCAACGGCAACACCATGCAGTCCAGGCGCGCCGCGAAGGCGACCAGCGCTGCCTTGTCGCCGGCCAACTCGCAGATCTCGACCGCCTCTTCAGGCGAACAATGCGCCTTCGCATAGGCCGGGTTGACCTTGTGCTGCAGCGAGCTTGCACTGATGCCCATGCGCACCGCCATGGCCTCGGCACCGCCGGGGTACTGGTGAACGGCCCGGTAAAGGGCGTCGGTGATATTCATTGAAGACGCCCCTTCGGGTGTTGGGCGGTCAGCTCCAAGCAGTTACGATTGCCGCTCTCACACCGCAACCGAACACACAAGGAACCGACCATGAGACGGGATATGGATCTAGTACGGAAAATCGTGCTTGCAACCGCGGATCTCCCCGCCGGCGAATCACTGGAGGGAATGGATGGCGTCGATGACGCTACCTTCGCCATGCATGCGCAGTGGATGCAGGAGGCCGGCCTCATCGAAGCAGCTATCGCCAGCTTCATGGGAGGGGAATCGCTGGCGACAGTCATCCGTCTCACTTGGGACGGATGTGAGTTCGCCGACGCGGTGGCGAGCGACACTCTTTGGGCCAAGGCCAAGGCAACAGTGATCAAACCGAGCGCGTCATTCACTTTCGGTGTGCTCCGCGACTGGCTGAAGAGCGAGATTCAGCAGGGCTTCCCGTCCATCCGGTGAGTGAGCGAGCACGTCGTGCAGGTCGCATGCCGCCGCAAGTAAGGCGCGGTGCTCGCTACTAAGCGGCTTTGCGCATTGCGCCGTGCCCGCCACCAGGAAGGTTGCTCCGATCTTGGCTCGCCACTCCATGCGCAGCCCGGCGGCAATGAACCAGCCGCGGGCGAGCAGGGCCAATGCATGTACCAGTGAATTCGGATGCCCAGACTGGACCGAGAGAAGGATCTCGGGACTCAGGCCTGCTACCGGCGTTGTACGGAGGTCGCTGGAATCGTTCATTGATTACGCCCTTCTGGCGAGACCGCGTGGTCCCACTGATTCGGTTGTTGCGGATTCACTGCCAGCAGCGGGCGGCCGACACTCCCCGATCCACTTTGATCGAGGTCGCCATGCATCCCACTCCTGAAAGCGAAACGCGCCGCCTGCTCCAGCTGGCTTTGGACATTTGTGAAGAGGTCCCCGGCGGAGCAAGCGATTTTCTTAAGATCGCCGTATTCCACAGGCTGTGCCTCGAGACGGATCTCGCCAAGCCGTTGCCGGCGGCTGAAGCTCACGGCGAAGCGCACTGATGGACTGAGTGCGCCCGTTGAGTAGCAGCCAGCCGTCGCCGTTGCCAGTGACCGCTGGCGCTTGTTGCTCGACAATGGATTCATGGACCTCAAGACAATCACCTTCACAGCCCACGTCGAAGACGTTGAATATCTCGGCGCGGTGCCGCAGGACGAATCCGCAGTGATGCGCGTACACATTCGCTCGGCGGCAGAGTCGCCAGATAGCCCTTGGCTGGTATCACCATCATTTCTGGTGTCGCCTCAAGCAGTAGAAGCACTGCGCCGTGCTCTGGCCGAATACGACGCCCGTACAACAGGCGCAGTACCGCCCACGCAATAGCGCCGCGCCACGGCTGGGCCATTGAAGGTTCCGATCGCATCACGTCGCCTGCTTTGAGGTTTCGGCCGGACCCGACTCGCTGGGCACCAAGAGACCTGGCGGCAAGTGCTTGCGCGCCAGGGCCGCGACGACGCGATCTTCCAATCGGCGCGGCAGCGTCTCAGGCCATTGCCCATAGGCTTGTGGCGTGATGCCGATTGCTTCGGCGGCGGCCGAAGGAGATCCGCCGAGCAGTTTGGTAGCGAGGTCTTTGTCCATGGACGGATTAAAGCATTCTTTAACTTCCGTCGCAACCATACTTTACAGACTTGAAAGTAAGCTTTCGTCCATGAGCACAACATACGGCGACCGCCTCGACGCGGCCCTGCGGCTAGCAAACACTGATAGGCAATCGCTTGCGGATCAGCTCGGCATATCGGTTCAGGCTGTTGGTCAAGTGATTGCGGGGAAGACCAAGGCGCTGACAGCCGAGAACTCGGCCAAGGCGGCTAAAGTGTTGGGCGTCAGCGGATACTGGCTTGCGACCGGGGAAGGTGCTATTGACGGCGTGCTTGAGGCCAAGCCCAGTGCGGTTATTCCTTGGCCGTTCGCCCGGATCAGGGAGGCCGACGTTCGAGCGCTCTCCGCGGATGATCGGACGATGGTGGAAGGCGCCCTTGCGCTGGCAATCGCGCAAGTCGGCATCAAACTGGACATCGCGCCGCCGGAAGATCAACGGCTCCTGCAGCCGCCTCGTCCATCACCAGTTCGCACCGAGGCCGAAGCTGCGAACGACACAAGTTTCGTCGCTGTTCGAAGGATGGAGCTCAA